CTTCTAACATTGACATATGTTTACGGTCATCACGGAGTTCACCAGTCGTAGCATCGTAAACCATCTTGTTACGATACTTAACCATAACGTCACGTAGATATTGTTCAGCCTTACCTTTTGGTAAGTTGCCAACGTCAATATAGAAAATGCGGCGTTCAGGTGCTCTAGACAAACGATAAATCACTACCGCATCTTCAATCATACGCAACTGGTTAAGCGGCTTAATTGCTTTATGAATATAAGAAATAACAAATGTATTCTTTGCATCCATCAAACCAGAGTTGATGTTGATAACTGCATCAGCAGCAATTCTCAATCCCTGATTAACTTGGGCAGTATATGTTTGTGTTGTAGTACCACGGTCATTGTAGACATAGTACTCAGCAATAGATTTAATAACCGATGCACCAGTTTTGGGGTCACGATCTTTTTGTACTTCTCGAACCTTACGAATTTTACGTGGGTCGATGTACCTTAATTCTTTAATGCCTTCTTTTGGATTCTTTTCATTGACGACAATGTGATAGTAAATTCTACCATCAATGTACCATCGCTTGAATAAATCATCGGCAAGATTTGCAAAGTTCAACATACGCATAACGTTGTTAAACTCCTCACGAATCTTTTTCTTAATCGATTCTGGTTGTTTCAGATTATCCATAACGATATCAAGAATCTTACCCTCCTCAGAACGAGTAATAGCTTCATTGACAATTTCGTCAATAGCCATCTCAAGCTCAGGATGATTCGACATTTCACGGTAACGTGTGATTAGTTCCAACTCATTACGAATTGAACCTTCTAAATCAACATACGTACCATAGTGTGCGTTACCTGTGATAGTAACTGCACCATCATCTATTGCATTTGTCGGTAGAGCAAAAGAAGATTCGTTCGGGTTTTGAACCTGAACGACCTCTTTGTCACCAAAAGTAAAACCAAAAAGTTTAATTGCCACTGTATAATAATCCTATATTAAGAAAGAAGAGCCTAGGCTCCTCTTTCGTCAAACCACGTTATCTTCTACGGATTCCCACCATTGATATGATAGAGTCACCGTGAATTCTTCAATTGCATCATTGGAACCCCAGTCAACATCAATTGGAGAAACGTCTGTTGGAAATAAACCAATAAACTTATATTTCTTCAATGTGTCACCGTTCTTGGCGAATTGTTTAACTTCTCCGTCAACAGTATAACTGCCTGGAGTTTGTGCCAATGGGTTACGAACGTTTAAACTGTGGCTGTTCAAGCCATTCATCCATCTTTCAAATGCATTACGCACCACAAAGTCTTCATCATTGATGATCGAAAGTGTCCAGTCAGTGAAGGTTCTGTTGCCTACAAACTTCAACTCACGGCCGAAGTATTGAACAGGCACAGTGCCAACAGTAGAACCTGGAAGTTGTGCGGTCTTACACATGAATGATAATTTCGTTTGTGCATTACCAGGTAAAGCAAATGCCGGAAAAGGCATGGTTACCTCAAAGAGGTTTGGTCTCGCACCATCACCCTGCATTTGAGAGCGGAATTCGTTAATATTAAATGCCATTTAATTTTCTCCTATCTCTCTATTTATTAGAATCGTCCAACGATTTCATTGAATGCAACACCAGTACGGACTGCAACAAAGTTTAGTTGGATGAAGTTGATGGAACGGGCTGGTTTGACATAAATGTCACCAACAAACTCATTGCGGTCGATGACTTCCGGTGTATTATTTGTAGTATCACAAACAACACGGAAGTCATAGATGCCACGTCGGCCTTGGATTTCACGTAAATACGGTTCAACCAAGTTAACAAACTGAGCACGTGTAAATTCATCGTTGAATTCAAACAACGAAGAACGTGAAGCACGAGCAACTGTTTTCTCTAGTACAATAAACAGTCTACGAACGTTAATTCTGTCCATTGCTTCTGGTCTGTTCAATAGAGTCTTATCACCGAACAATACAGTACCTTCACCTGGGAAGGTTACAACAGGGTTAATACCTGAATTGTACAATGAATCTCTTTCGGCTTTGGTTGGATTCCATGCCAACTTAACAACGTTCTTAACTTGACCTCTATTCAAACCAGCTGGTGAGAACCATGGGTCACGGTCAACGTCAGTTCTAACCAATAGACCGGCAATATCACCGTTCAATGGCAACCAACGATATATGTCATTGTACTTGTCGTATTGATATTTCCATCCACAATCCATAACTGCGTATGAAGAAGATGTGATAGTATCACGATATGTTTTAACAGTTGATGCTTCTAAACCTGAGTTATTCAACACAGCAGTTAGTGGTGGAGAAATGAACACCATGCAATCTTTGCGTGACTCGGCAATAGAAATTAGTCTGTCCGGTACTACATCATCTGCAGTTTCACCGGCCATCAATAGAGAAACATCAACAGAGTCAACATTGTTAAACAAATCATAAGATGTGTTTCTGTTACCTGCAGTTGGTGCAGTATCTTTACCTGCAGACAAGTCAAAGTTATTGACTGCCAAGCCATTGTAAGCACCAGTTGTTGCTACTTGAATAGCAGTTTGACCCCAGTTGGCACCAGTGTCAGGATGACCCATCCACCAGATGTACTTAGATTTGCTATTGATAACGTCTTTATAGTAGTTTGAAGAACCGTCTGTATTCTTAGCATCGCCTGCTTTAGAAACAAAACCAAATTTTTCAATAACTGTATTTGCTGTACCTGTAATTGCACCTGTCATGTCAACAACAACAATATGAATTTCGTCATTTGATGCTGCTGCTCTGGATGCATATGTGGATGTAGTAGGTGTTGTACTGAATTCACCTGAGTATGTCCAACCTGTTGCAACGTTGGCGTCAGCCATCGAAACACGTAGTCCATTACCTAGAGAACCTGGATACTTTGATGCCCATTGAATAGAATTGTTTCCTGCTGCAAAGTTTTGTTCATAGTTTGTTTTGTTAAGAATTCTTACAGGTGTTCCAATGTTTGTTGCGTTATTCGCTGTAGAACCTACTGAACGAACAACTCTCAAATCTGAACCATATTGTAAAAAGTTTGCTGCGGTGAAGAATGATGTTGCGGTGTTGCTGTCTGGTTTACCGAATATTTCTACTAATTGGACTTCATTACTAATTGTGATAATCTCATTCACTGGTCCCCAGTTAAAATTTCCTGCAAAACCACCAATAGTTGTTGCTGTGGAAGGCACAACTGTTGTAAGGTCAACTTCTGAAACATTCACGCCTGGTGATAATTGAAAAGCCATGGTTTAATCTCCTTTTAAGGGCTGAATTATTTTTTTAATGTATGTTGTATTTATGTTTTTAAAAATTTGAGGATATATAACCTCGGCTTCTAACATCATCTTGCCATACTGTACCACCAGAATCAATTACTGGTTCTGGTCTGCCATCGTCAATGATACCTACTGGTGCCAAATCTTCGTCACCTAACATATTTTGTTCCTCTAACATCATCTTACGGATGTCGATATTGGTATCTTCTTTAAAATAACTCTGTGCAGTTAACCAAGAGAATAACACCAGACCCATAACTAAGTCATCGTTGTTACCTTCTTCTGCCTCATAACTGTCTCGAACTCGCACAAACGTATTAAGTTCGGCAATTGTGTCAAAGTCATTGATAATTAACTTGTCATTTTCAATCAAGGTCTTCAAGTTGGCACAACCAATCTTTTTGACTGATTTTGTGGTCTTGATACCGAATGATGTAGAACGCTTGAAACCACCTGAAATTGATTGTCCTTTAATATGATGGTGTTCTAGCTTATATATGTTCTCATATTCCAGATCATAGTGTAGAATGTCCACGACCTGTTGGCCAATATTGTTAGTCTCAATCAACGCAAATGCTGTATTGTATCTTTTACATAATGCATAAACAACTGTAGGTAAAAATAACAATGGTAGTTTATTGTTTCGATATTTGGCAACTTGCCTATATGGAACTTGAGACACATCAAGTATATTAATCGTTGAGTAATCTTGTGCAACACCTTCAGAACAATCTACACAACCAATGTATAGGTGTCCTGGTATTGGGTCTTGGTAGATATCTAAACAATCTTCTTGTTTCAATGGGTCAAAGAATGCCAGTGACCTCAATTTAGAACCAGTGATTAATGTTGCCGATGAACCAATAAATTCTGTCTCAAACTCTTGTCGGAACTGTTCTTCTGATGTGTTACGTATGGTCTCTTCTTTCCATGCGGCATCACGTCCTGGCACCTGTGACCAATGAACCTCCAATGGTTTATAGGTCGACCGTTTCTCTGTTGCATCAACCCACATCTTATAGAAGTGGTTCAGTCCATATGGGGTAGAAACAATAATAACTTTGGTAGTCTTACCAGATGAGATAACAGGATAGGTTGACGTAAAGAATTCGTCAG